GGTAATTTTTTATGTGTGAGATTATGAATAGAAAAAGCCCTTTTGCAATTTAACAGATATGATTGAAATAAATAAAAACAGAAAGGCATTTTTAGACATGATTTCCATATCTGAGGGAACATTTGGTCGTGGTGATGGTGGCTACAATGTCATTGTAGGCGGTAAGTTATTTAAAAGTTATAAAGATCATCCAAGGATAAAAGTTTATTTGCCTCGCTTAAAAATTAACTCAACCGCAGCTGGTAGATACCAGCTATTAATGAGGTATTGGGATGCATATAGAAGACAGTTAAAATTGGCTGATTTTTCGCCAGCTAATCAGGACCAGGTTGCATTACAGCAAATTAAGGAGCAAGTAGCGTTAGCTGATATTGATTCTGGCCGTTTTGATGCAGCTGTTAAAAAGTGTGCAAATATATGGGCGTCGTTACCAGGTGCGGGTTATGGGCAGCACGAAAACAACTTAAAAAAATTACGACTGGCGTTTGTTAATGCCGGTGGATTTGTTGCGTAAACTAAAACATTAGGAAAAACTAAACACTATGTCTGGACGCAAACCGGAGCTATCAAATGTGCATTATTTGCCGGGTATCGGACAAGTTACGTCTGAACAAAAAGCCATTGCAGCCAGCTATAAACCGCTTATGTCTGATTCAGCAGGTGTTGTCTGGGATCGTCTTGCACCTGAATTGATGGCTCTCAATAGACTTAAGCCTCACTTTGTTGATGCCTTTGCAGAATATTGCTACTTGCTAACCCGTATTGCTGAAACCCGTAAATATTTAATCGAAAACGACGAAACATATATCATCTTTGGTCGTAATGGTGAACAACACAAGAGCCGTCCACAAGTTGCACAACTTAACGATGATTGGCGCAAGTTGCAGCGGTTAACCGCCTGCTTTGGTCTGACGCCCAGCGATGAAAAATCATTGATCAACTCGATTCAAGGGAATTTAATCGATGAGTTTGCAGAATTTAGCTGATGCTGACTTTCATGCTCATATTGTTGAGGTTTTTTCCTATGCCGATGCAGTTGTTAATGGTGAAAAACTTGCATGTGAACTGGAGATTTTAGCTTGCCAGCGATTTCTAACCGATATTGACAGGGATTTTAACTATTGTTTTGACAAAGATAAAGCCGTCAGGGTCATCAATTTTATAGAAAAACTGCCTCATGTAAAAGGCCAATGGGCGGCCAGGCATGAAAAAATAAAACTTCAGCCTTGGCAAAAATTTATTATTGCCATGCTGTTCGGCTGGGTACATAAAGTCACTGGATTCCGCCGCTATCGGAAAGCACTTATTTTGGTTCCCAGGAAAAATGGTAAAAGTGTGTTAGCCGCATCTATAGCAATTTACATGCTAACAGCTGACCACGAATACGGTGCGGAAATATATTGTGGGGCTACTACAGAAAAGCAAGCATGGGAAGTATTCAGGCCGGCAAGGTTGATGGTGCAAAAAAGCTCAAGCTTACGGCGCACATTTAATATGCTGGTAAATGCCAAGTCTATCACTTCTCGTAATAATTCAAGATTTGAGCCTGTTATCGGAAAGCCGGGTGACGGGTCTAGCCCAAGCCTGGGAATAGTTGACGAATATCACGAACATGCTACAGCTGATTTGTACGATACGTTTGATACGGGCATGGGAGCCAGGGAACAGGGTTTAATGCTGGTTATAACTACGGCTGGTAGTAACATAGCAGGCCCCTGTTACGAGTTGCAAAAAGATGTTGAGCGCGTCTTAACAGGGCTTGTAGAAAATGATGAAGTGTTTGGCATGGTCTATGGCATTGATAAAAATGACACCTGGACAGATAAACAAAGTCTGATAAAAGCTAATCCAAATTGGGGTGTGTCAGTCGGGTCTGATTTTCTGGAAGCGGCGCAAAAATATGCAACTCAAAACAGCAGCAAACAAAATAGCTTCAAGACAAAACATTTAAACGTTTGGTGCTGGGCAAAAACAGCCTATTTTAATGCCAATAAATGGCTTGAATATGGCGACAACACGCTAAAAATTGATGATTTCAAAGACTATGATTGCTTTCCATCTTTGGATTTAGCAAAGATTTGGGATATTAGCAGCTTGGTAACTATCTTTAGACGGTTAATCGATGGTCAAAAGCACTACTATATTTTTAGTAAAAATTGGCTACCAGAAGAAACAATCCTTAACGACGATACACCGCAGTTGCAAGAACTTTACAAAAAATGGTTTACCAGCGGTGATTTGCTAATAGGCGGTGATGCCGAGATGGATTTTAGAATCATCACCGAAACAATTATCGATTTAAAAGAAAATGGCTTTAACATTATTGAAGTTCCACACGATCCTCACTTTGCCTTTTTAATCGCGCGTGATTTGGATGAAGCCGGGCTAATCCCCGTAGAAATAAAACAGCATGGCAATCAGTTAGGTCCAGGAATGCGAGAGTTAGAAGCGGCTATTGCTTCAGGCCGTATACATCATGACAATAACCCGGTAACAAACTGGTGTATCGCCAATGTGTTAGGTAAGGAGTATTCAAACGGTGGACTTATGCCTGATAAAGAAAGCAAAGTATCTAAAATAGATGCCGCTGTTGCTCTAATAATGGGAATAAGTAGGGCAATGCTAGGTGAATTAGAGAACAATCAACCGGGAATATTAGATTTATGGGCAGATTAAAACAGCGCTATAACCTCCATTCGCGCGAATTATCAGACGCTGACTGGGCATTGCCAAGCTTAAAAAACGCCACCTATTATCAATCAGGCGAATTAAGCCAAGGTGCGGACTTTTTTAACCTGCCATTATCGCCTTCTGGAATAGCGGTCACGGAAAATACTGCAATGCGTACCGCGGCTGTTTACTCATGCGTGGAAAAGATTGCAGTTATTGCCAGTTTGCCTAAGCACATTTACGAACAATCGAAAACAGGAGTAAGTCAGCGCGTAGAACATGACTACTGGAATCTATTAAATACAGAACCTAGCGAGGCATGGACAGCCGCTTCGTTTTGGGAGCGTACAATAGCATCCATATTATTGCGAGGCGATGGGCTTGCAGAAATAATACGAGCCGGTAAATATAGCCCGAAAATTTTGAAAATACAGCCGCTTTATCAACAGAATGTATTTATTCATATAATTGATGGCCGTCTTAAATACAAAATAACTGGTGTAAACGGTGAATCTTATACCAGGGATCAAGATGATATTTTACATTTTCCCGGATTTGGCTTTAATGGCTATCATGGTATGTCGGTCATCCAGTATGCAGCGCATAACGGCATAGGCATAGCGCTTGCAGCTGACCAATATAGCTCGGAATTTTTTGCCAATGGACAGCGTCCTGATTACGTACTGACTACTGATGGGACATTGAGCAAGGAACAAACAGTCGCAACCAGGGAGGCTTTAGAGAACCAGCATAAAGGTCTTGGCAATCGATTTAAACCATTAGTTTTACAAGGTGGCCTTAAAGTAACGCCAATCAGCATGACCGCTGAAGATTCACAATTGTTGGAGACAAGAAAATTTCAGGTAGTCGATGTTTGTATGGCGTTCGGCGTTCCACCTCAACTAATCGGTGCGCAAGATTCTACCTCCGGGTGGGCTGGATCAAGCCTAGAACAACTCAATCTTGGGTTTACAAAATATACCTTACGCGGACATATAGCCAGAATTAGCCAAGAGATCAATCGCAAACTATTTAAAAACACAAAATATTATGTTGAACTTAACCTGGATGCTTTTCTTGAAGGCGACAGCAAATCGCAAGCCGAGTATTTTAGCAAAGCAGTTGGCGGTCCTGGAAGTCAGGGTTGGATGTCAGTAAATGAAATTAGGAAATTGAAAAATCTAAGGCCGGATGAAAGTAACAACAATAATTATGACAATGTAATTCAGTCAGGATCAAAATCACAACCCATAGAGGACCCATCATAATGACTCCACAACTTCTTGAACTACTCGCAAAAAATAAAGGGCGCGGATATTTCCGATCTGAAGCAACAGCAGACAGTGCAACTATTTATTTATATGATGCCATTGTTTCGGATTCATATTGGGGCGGCGTTTCGGCTATCGATTTTATTAAACAACTGTCATTAATCAATTCTCCAGTTGTGCATTTACGGATTAATTCTCCAGGTGGCGATGTCTTCGCCGCGCGGGCAATGGCGCAAGCAATTAAAGAGCATCCTAGTCAAATAATAGCCCATATTGATGGTTATGCAGCCAGTGCGGCAACGTTTTTGGCGATAGCCGCTACAGATTCAGTTATCAGTGATGGTGCTATGTTTATGGTCCACAATGCCTGGACAATTGCGGCTGGGAATGCCAAGGATTTTAATGAAATGGCAATGTTGCTTGAACGGACCGATAAAACAATCATCAATGATTACATGGCAAAAACAGGAAAAAATGAACAGCAAATAAAAGACTGGATGGATGCGGAAACATATTTTTTTGGACAAGAAGCTGTCGATGCCGGGTTTATTAATGCCATTGCTGATCATGCGCCAAAAAATTCAATAGACTGGGACCTGTCAGCCTATGCAAAACTACCTAAAAAAGAACCTGAACCTAATGAAAAATTTATCCAGCAAAACCAAAACAGATTAAGAGTGATGCAAGCATTTATCCACCATTAACACTTTAACAAAATAACAAGCCGCTTTTAGCGGTTTTTTTTTACCAAAAAATTAAGGATTTACCATGTCAATTCAAGTACTACGCGAAAAACACAACACCTTTGTTAATCAAGCAAATGATATTTTAGCTACTAAAGGCGGTCAAGTCTGGTCAAAAGATGATCAAGAAAAATTTGATGGTTGTATGGACCAGGCCGATTTAGTAAAAGGCCAAATACAAGCCTATCAACGCAAACTTGATGAAGATAGGGAGGAAAATTTTACTGATATAGACGATTTCAGAAAAGAAAAAGGCAAAATTAGGGATGCCAGAAAAGTCTTTGATATTTTCCTACGCAAATCATTTAAAGAAATGAGTGTAGAAGAATCTTTATTGATCAGAAATACCATGTCCACAACAACCGGTTCTGAAGGCGGTTACACTGTGCAAACAGAAGTTGCCACCGAGCTTGTCGATACGTTGAAAGATTTTGGGTCAATGCGCCGTAAAGCCAGCCAAGTAACGACCAGCATGGGTAACGATATGTCATGGCCTACCAGTGACGGAACAGCTGAAACCGGGGAATGGATAGCACAGAACATAACGGCTACCATTGCGGATATTACATTTGGTACACGCGCAGTCAATTGTTTTAAAGCCAGTTCAAAAGTTATTGCCGTCCCAATTGAACTATTACAGGACGCCAACATTGATATTCAGGCTTTGGTATTTAAACGAATGGCAGATCGTATAGGCCGCATCTCAAATACTGGCTACACCATAGGAACGGGTTCAGGGCAACCACAAGGTTTAATCCCAGCGGCCAGCGTTGGCAAAACAGGGACAACCGGTCAAACATTAACCATTATCTATGATGATATAGTTGATATGTTTGATTCAATAGATGTAGCCTATCAAACTAATAATGTATCTTGGATGTTTAGCCAAACTTTAAGAAAAATCATAAGAAAATTAAAAGATTTGGATGGAAGACCTATTTGGACACCCAGTTATGACCTTGGAATTTCCGGTCAAGCAGCAGATCAGTTACTGGGTTATGATGTCTGCATTAACAATGATGTTGCTGTACCCGCGGCAAATGCAAAATCATTAGCTTTTGGTGATTTAAGCAAATATATAATTCGTGATGCACTGGACGTTTCAATGTTCCGTTTTGATGATTCGGCCTACATGAAGCTCGGACAAATAGGGTTTCTAGCCTGGGCAAGAACTGGTGGAAACTTGCTGGATTTGGCTGCTGTTAAAGTTTATCAGCATTCAGCAACTTAAAATTGATTGATGGCTGGAGTAATCCAGCCACAAATTAACAGAGCGATAATATCATGACTAAAGATAAAGCAGAAGAAACAGTAACGGAAGATAAGACAGAAAAAGTGCGTATTTTAGCAAAAACGATTATTAATGGCATAGTCATTAATGCCGGTCATGTTGCGGAAATACTGACATCAAAAAAACTGGAACTCATTGAAAACGGCCAGGCCGATGGTAATCAAGAAGCCATTGCCTATGCCTTGACCGAATACCCGGAAATAATCAATACCATCACCGAATAAAAACAGGAATTATCATGGCAACTACCGTTAGATTATTAAGTGATTACCAGTTTTCAGGAGTCAATTATAAAGCCGGTGATTTGGTATCTATTGATACAGCGTTAGCGACTACGCTTACAACTGAAGGTATCGTGGATAATACCGCGGAAGCTGTAGCTCAGGCAGTATCAGAAGGTAAGATTATAAAATACCCA